AACAAGTCCTGAAAACCCATATTATAGATTATACGCTAGAAAATTCACTTTGTGTTTTGCAAAAGGATTTGACGGATGGGATATCTATAGAGAGTCAAGAACAAACGGTGACGATTTTATCTTAGGCGCTACAGGTTATTTAAAAGGAGCTTGTGCAACATCAAGATACCCAACAGCAACAGGATGGGGAGCGTTTAAGAATATATCAATTGGTGGAGATGACTCAGATTGGGCAAACACCGACTATTACGCATATCAATTAGGTATTGCAACATTTGCAAACCCTGAAGCAACAAATATTAACGTATTTGCAACATCAGCAATTGATTATGTTAATAACTCTAACTTAGTTGAAGGTGCTATCAACATGGTTCAAGACGATAGAGCTGACTCAGTTTATATCTGTACAACACCTGACTACGATATGTTCCTTCCAACAACAACTGATAACTTAGGATTAATTTTCCCAACAGAAGCAGTTAATAACTTAGAAGAAACTGGTATCGATTCAAACTATACAGCAACTTACTATCCTTGGATTCTTGTAAGAGATACTGTTAACAATACACAACTTTACATCCCACCAACAGGTGAGGTTTGTAGAAACTTAGCATTGACTGATAACATTGCATTCCCTTGGTTCGCATCAGCGGGTTACACAAGAGGTCTTGTAAATTCAATCAAAGCAAGAATTAAACTAACTCAAGAAAACAGAGATACTTTATACAAAGGTAGAATTAATCCTATCGCAACTTTCTCTGATGTCGGAACAGTAATATGGGGTAACAAAACGTTACAACAAGCTGACTCAGCATTAGACAGATTGAACGTAAGAAGACTTTTACTTCAAGCTCGTAAATTGATTTCAGCAGTAGCAGTAAGATTATTGTTTGAACAAAACGACGAGATCGTAAGACAACAATTCTTAGATAGTGTTAACCCAATCCTTGACTCTATTAGAAGAGACAGAGGTATCTACGACTTCCGTGTGACAGTTTCATCTTCACCTGAAGATCTTGATAGAAATACACTAACAGGAAAGATTTATCTTAAACCAACGAAAGCTCTTGAATTCATCGATATTGAATTCTTAATCACACCAGCGGGGGCTACGTTTGAAAATATCTAAAATTAATTGGGGGGACTAGTTCCCCCCTTTAGCCAATATGAAGAAAGAATTTAAAGAAGGGTTTGATTCCAAAGGTTCTCCAGATATGAAATATTACGCATTCGATTGGGATGATAATATTGTTCATATGCCGACTGAAATTGTTTTAAAGGACGATAACGGTGAGGAGGTTGGTATGTCGACTGCTGATTTTGCGGAATATAGAACAGAGGTTGGAAAGGGTGATTTTGATTATGACGGACACACTATTGTGGGGTTTGCAGAAGATCCTTTTAGAAACTTCAGAACTGATGGTGACAAACAATTTATAATTGACGCAATGAAAGCTAAAGTTGGTCCGGCTTTTAATGATTTTAAAGAAGCAATCAATAACGGTTCAATATTTTCAATCATCACAGCAAGAGGTCACAACCCTAACACTTTAAAACAAGCGGTTTACAATTACATAATAAATGATTTTAATGGGATTAGTAAGGAACAATTACTTAAGAATCTTAGAAAATACCGTTCATTTGTGGGTGAAGAAGAAATGACGGACAATGAATTAATAAAAACGTATTTGGAACTCAACAAGTATCATCCTGTTTCTTTTGGAGACGAGGGGGGTGTAACTAATCCTGAGGAGGCGAAAGTTACTGCGATGGAAGGATTTGTTGACTACATAAAAGGACTATCGGCATTATTTAATAAAAGAGCATTCTTAAAAAAGGATATTGCTAATAAATTTACTCCTACAATTGGCTTTTCAGATGATGATATAAGAAATGTAGAAGTAATGAAGAAAAGGTTTGATAAAGATCCAGATAATATAGTTAAAACTTATTATACTGGTACTGGAAAGAAATCTAGAATGAAATAATGAATACTTTTTTTTGACGATAAAGTAAAGAGAAAAAAATTATTCAAGATATATTTATACTTATAAACACAAAAAGAAAAAAATAATATACTATGGCTGACTTACTGATGAAAATGCCTATACCTTACGAACCGAAACGTCAGAATCGATTCATTTTGAGATTTCCTTCGACATTGGGTATTAATGAGTGGTTTGTGGAGTCTGCAGCAAGACCTCACATAACAATCGGAGCTACAGAGATTCAATTTTTGAATACCTCTACTTACGTTGCTGGTAGATTTAACTGGCAACCGATAAACGTTACATTCCGTGATCCAATTGGACCATCAGCGGCTCAAGCTCTTATGGAGTGGGTTCGTCTACATGCAGAATCTGTTACAGGTCGTATGGGATATGCTGCGGGTTACAAAAAAGATATTGACCTTGAAATGTTGGATCCAACAGGAGTGGTTGTTGAGAAATGGATTCTTTACGGAACTTTCTTAACAGACGTTAACTTCAACGCTTTATCGTATTCACAAGATGCTTTAGCGAATATCACAACTACTTTGAGAATGGACAGATGTGTTCTTATTTATTAATTCTTTATAAAAAGTAAAGTCAGTTTATATTTAACCGTGAGGACAAAACCTCACGGTTTTTTTTATGGATAATCAAACAGCGCAATACGCACAACAAAACATATCACTACCTCATGACGTGGTACCTTTACCATCGGGTGGTGTATTTTACAAAAATAAAAAATCTTCAGTTAAAGTAGGATATCTTACCGCCAACGATGAAAACATCTTAATGGGTGGATCGGATGATTTAACTATGGCATTAGTTCGAGCTAAGTTATTCGAACCTGACCTTAAGCCTGAAGAACTTTTGGAAGGAGACATCGAGGCAATTCTAATCTTTTTAAGGAACACGGCATTTGGACCCGAAATGGTAGTCAATGTTACAGATCCTAAAACTAGTCAACCATTCCAAGCAACCGTGTTGTTAGATGAGTTGAATATAAGAAAAGGATCAAAACCGAACGAAGAAGGTTTATTTGAGACAGTATTACCTGTATCTAATGCATCTGTTAAATTAAAACCATTGAGTTTCGGTGACTTAGTTGAACTTAGAATTATGGCGTCAAAATACCCCGCAGGACGACCAGCACCAAGAGCAACTTGGAGACTCGAGAGACAAATTGCGGAATACAATGGAAGTAGAGACAAAGGTGAAATTGGTCAAATTATCAATACAATGATGATTGCAGATTCTAAACACATAAGAAAGTTTTTGGATGACAACGAGCCAAAATTAGATATGGAAAGAGTTGTAATTACCCCATCAGGAGATAGACTAACGGTTAACGTTGGTTTTGGGGTGGACTTTTTTCGTCCTTTCTTCTGATTATAGAAAAATACAAACTGAAGAGTTTTATTATTTAAGTTCTTTATTACACATATCATATCAGGATTTTCTTATAATGCCCGTCTTTGTGAGAAAGTTTTTACTTGAGAAGTGGATAGAAGAAAATAACAAAGGGACCTAAAATGGGTCCCTTATCTATTTATATGAAAACCTATTGATGCAAGATTTTAATGAAAGAGACAAAGTAAAAAGTACAGAAGAAGCACTGAAAGGGTTCACACAAATTGGAACTGAGATACGATTGAACCTTGAGCAAATTAATGCTCTTGCTTCCCAATTGAACAAACAGTTTGGAGAAACTCGTGAAAGAATTGGACAGATGGAAGGGGGGCTTAGAGATGTCGAACCATTTTTCAATACTTTTGGTGATACAGCTAACGAAGCAGCTAAAATTATTAGCCAACTTTCGATAGAGACAAGAAAGAATGTCATTGCTTCTAATGAGTCCTTAAAAGAATTGTTAACAATCTCGAAGGTAATAGGACAAGAACCAGAACGATTTGTTGGACCGCTAACCGATGTCGGTATTCAGTTTGGAAATATACAGGAAAATTTAGAGGGATCGGTCAATTATGTTAGAAGTATTGGAATGAATACTCAAGAAATCATGAGAGATGCTCTTAGCAACTCAGAAATGATGAATCGATATAATTTCGAGGGAGGTGTTATGGGACTTACCAAGATGGCGGCACAATCGGCTATGTTAAGGGTTAATATGAACGCAACTTCGGCTCTTGCTGAAAAAGTATTTGACCCTGAAGGGGCTATTCAGGTGGCATCTGCGATGCAAAGATTGGGTGTTAATATGGGTATGTTATCTGATCCATTTGCACTAATGGATGCGACGATTAACGATCCGGCAGGTTTACAAAAATCAATTGCAGATGTTGCTGCCTCATTTACTATTTTTGATGAAAAAAGTAAGTCTTTTAAGATTGATTCGGGTAGTATAAGAAAATTAAGAGAAATTGCTACGGAGACAGGTATATCTTATGATAATCTTACTAAGATGGGATTAGCAGCAGCTAACTCTGGTGAGATTATGAAACAACTTTCATTTGCCGGTAATCTAAGCGAAGAAGATAAAATGTATGTCGCTAATCTTGCTGAGATGAAAGGTGGTGATTATGTTATAAAAGTTGGTAAAGATGAAGAAGGAAAAGATGACTTTAAAAAATTAAGTGAACTTAGTGAGGATCAATTAAAGGCGACAATAGAAGCGTCGAAGAGTGCTCCCAAATCTATGGAAGATATTGCCAGAGCTCAATTGAGTGCTGGTGAAATTGCTGCGGGCAACCTTACAGCAATTAAAAATACTGTAGTTGGAGGAATTGCAGATACTAAAGGTATTAGGGATCTTCCTGAATTGACACGAGGTTTAACGGAAACTATTACAAATTCGTTAAGGGAAACACTACCACAAAAAGATCAAGTGACAGGTGTTACTGATGATATTGCAAAAAAATTCGGTACAAATCTTGTTGATGTTTTGGAAGGTAAAAAAAGTTTTGAAGACGTTGGAAAAGAAATTGTTGCGGGTCTGAAGGACAAAGGAATTCAAGCGGGTGAGTATATGAATACACTACCTAAAACATTAATGGATAATCTCCAAGAGCAAATATCCAAAGGGAATTTAGGTAATACTGAACTTGGTAAAAAAATCTTAGAAAGTTTAAAAACAGCAGACCCCAATAAAAAAATAAACCCAATAACTAATGTCTCTCAAATAGGAAAACAAATTAGTGCAACAAAGACCGCAAATATAAATCAAAACGTAAAACATGATGGGACAATTAATATAAAGGTTGATGTTACAGGATCACCTGATGACCCTGAGTTTGCTAAGAAATTAGATAAAGTATTTAAATCGGCAGAATTCCAACAATATCTTTATAAAGCAGTAACAGACCAAGCCCAAACATCAAACGGGAAAACAATATCCCTCAAGGTTGCGAAATAAAAAATACCCCTCAACCTATTTATAGAAAAAACATTTAATGCCTAGTCCACTAGATTTTGGAAGTACAGAAGCGTTTAGGAAAAAGTTGTTCACAAGAAATTTGAAGCCATATTCTTTGGCTCCATATGTGGACCCAAATCAGGTTGCCTACCCTACAATACTTACAGATTCTGCGGTTGTTAATGCACAACCTGATCCTTTTGAATACGGTATTGCTGTTTTTAACGATAGAGCTTCTAGATTTAATGTTTATGCTCCCGATACACCATTTCAATACGATACACAAACAATTATTAAGGAGTCACAATTTGAACCATATCCAAATTTTAATGCGTCGTTTTATGCACCTGTTGATATTTTATACAAGCCAGATCCATTAGGTAGTAATGGATTATTAAGTTCAGATTCCTTTATTGCAAAATTAGGAGCAGTACAACTTAAAAAGGCCTTTCAAGATAGGATTGCTACTGAAATATATCAAAGAACACAAGCCAGAATTAATGCGTTTGGTGCGAATAGTGGTAGTAATTTATTTGGTGTTCTTACTAATAGAATACCTTTAATTGAACCAAATTATCAAATTACAGTTCCTGGAAATCCAGTTATCGCTGCTGTTGATTTGGCAACGAGACTATCAGGATCTTATTTTCCTGTTTCTCCAATCCCTGGTTCATATTGGGATACTGAAATTAGATTGGGACAACCAACAACAATTCAACAAATTAAAAATGCTTTCAATTTTGTAACAGAAAGTGGTGTTGGTAAGTTCTTTGCTAGATTATTAGGATCAGATTCAGGATCTCAAAAGTTTTTAAGTAATACAGGAGCTGGACAAAGAAGTGTTTTATTCAAGAATATTGATTACAACAAATTCAAACCAGATTATGATAGA